TCAAAAGATAGTTATTATCATTTTTCTAGAGACCAATGGGGATTTGCAAATACTACTGATCATACAGATTTGCCACCTGGTGCAGATTTACCTTCTGGACCTGGAGCAGAGCCACAACTTAATCCTGATCCAGTTTTACCAACTCGTGTTTTTATTGGAGAGAATTATAGATATAATGGAATTTATTATCCTGCCATTTTAGTTAAAAGTGGCGGTACTCGATATGTTCCTATTTCTATTAATCGTGAAAAAACTACTATTACTTATAGTGAAATTATTTATAATGATGGCTATGGAAATGAAGCTTTAGTACATAGACCAAAAGCATTTGTAACGGCTGGTTGTTGGGAGGGCTCTATTATTATAGATATAATGAGCAGAAGTTTAAGGGCTAGAGATGATTTGGTAGAATTAGTTGGTATGTATTTTACAGAAATTAATTTTGAAACGCTAAAAGATGTGGGTGTCATAGTTAAGCCTATTACTGTGGGCGGTCCAAGCGAGACAGATGACCGAAATGATAAGTTATTTAGGCAAACTCTCACATTAGATATAAGAACAGAGTGGAGACGTGAAATTCCAATAGTTAATACTATTGATGCCATTCTGTTTACGGCGGCTTTTGAGAACTTATCTAATCCAGATGTTCCAGGCGCCCCTAATCTAACTATCAATACTGAAATTAGTGTATCTGATATGCTACTAAATATGTAAGTACTATGGGTAAATGGGCTTTAATTAAAAGATTTAAGACCAAGTAAGATAATAAAATGTGCTAATATACTTCCGAGGATAGCAATATTACTACATTTTAATAGTACACCCCAAACTGAGTGAGAAGGATTCAAAGATGGCAAATATTAAAGGTGCAACTAATGCCCTACCAGGACCATATACAGACGTCATAACTCAATCTAGTGGCGTTGCTGTTCCTGGCGGTTCTCGTGTCGTGGCTATGATTGGTCAGGGTTCTACTAATGAGACTATAATTTCTACCGCTCAAGGTGGTGGAGTTGATGGATTAAATGCATCCTATACCTCAACCGCTGGTGCTGATGGCAGACACTTTGCGCTTCAAAATTTTCCGTTAATTCAAAACAGATCTACAATATTCAAAAATGGTATTCCTTTAAGAGTATTAGAAGAATTAATTCCTACTAATGGTGTTTTTAGTTTTAATTATGATTGTGTTTTGGATATTACAACTGGACACATTTTATTACAAGCTGCCCATCTTGCTGATCAAGGTGGAACTAACTATACTCCTGTTTCTACTAACGTTGGATTAGGATCTCTTAATGGTTTGCAATTAGTGGATACAGATGCGCCACCAGAAATTTGGACTATTCGTTGTTCTTCCGTTCAAAGAAATTCTACAAATCAACCAATTGCAGGTACTGCTAAATTCTTAGCTTTCGGATCTGTTTCAGGCGCTCAATTAGATGCTAATGGTAATCCAATTGTATGGATTGCTAATAATACAGTAGTTAGTAATGGAGTCTTAAGTTTCTCTATCGCAGAAACTCAGGTCTCTTCTACTACTGTGTCTCCGTTTGTTCCAGGTGATGCTTTTACTGTCATTGTAGCTAGCGGTGTTTTAATTAGAAATGATTCTTTAACTGCTAGTGAAATTCCATTGGCCAACATCAACGCTCCAACTTTTACACAAGGCATGAATGATGTTGTAGCTCTTGCTGGTTTACCAAGCTTAACTAATAATCTTAGTTTGGGCGCTCAATTGTGCTATGCTAACGGTGCCGGATCTATGATTGCGGTACAAGCTGCCCCTCCATTACCACGTAGAACTTCTTATGTTTTAGATCCAAGTGTTAATTCACTTTCTATAAATCCAGATGATTTTACTTTTCCCTTTCCTATTGGTGTAGTTCCAGATTTTAACTCTGATATTCATGTTTTTGTTACCAATCCAACTACTAAAGTGGAAACACAATATGTTCCTAACAAATTTACTTATTACACTTTAGGTACTGCTGGACAACCAACTACTAGCCAATTTATTTTTAGTAATTTACAACCTCCTTCAGGATACTCTTTCGACTACACAGTAGTTCAAAGTTTTGAAGATGTTGTCACAGGATTTGATGGATATATTGGTAGATTACCCGCCTTCTTAAATCAATCTGTTTTTAATTCTTCTATTGCATTTGATGCAACATATGTTGGTAAATTATTAAAAGTTATTGATTCTAATAACAAGGCCAATGTTGGTATTTTCAATATTACTGCAGTTTCTAATGATCAACTAAGTATTCAAACAATTACTACTGGTGAGCCTGGTGATCCAATTCCTTATGGATCTACCACTGGTTTCCCAGATTTAGTTTCTGAAACTCCAGAATCATTTCAATTGATCTATATTCCAACTGGTCTACCATTAACTGGTGGGGCAGGTACAGATGGAACGGTAGTTGCCCTATTAAATACAGGTACTGCTACATTACATAGTACCGCTATCAATTTTAATACGGTTCCAGCATTAACTCAAGACTATAGAATACAAATAAACGGTTCTGCGGCTGGCAATAATGGATTGTATGATATTGTTAGTTATAATTCCGGTTTAAACACATTAACTATTACTATGGCTTTCGTTAGTGAGAGCAACTTAAGATATGAAATATTAGATCCAACTGCTGTAAGTACGTATTTGGTTCTTAATCACAATGTTGTTCCAAATGGAAATCAACTAAGAGTCACTATTGTAGATGCTCGTGATGCAACTTTCTATGATGCAGGTTGGATTAATGCTCTAGCCTCTTTGGAACCAGTAGAGTGTGATATTTTGGTAACTTTACCAAATCAAACTATTTCTGTCATTTTCCAAAATGCGCTTAATCATTGTTTGACTATGAGCAATATCCTTAATAGAAAGGAAAGAGTCTTATTCCTTGGAGCAATTCAAGGTTTGACTCCAGCTAACCTAACAGGCGCTAAATTAGCTGCCGTGGAAAATATTGGTATACTTGAAGGAATTCAAGGGGCCACAATAACAGATGTATTAGCTGGCAATATTGAAGACTTAGCTAATTATTCAGTAGCTTCTGCTTTTGGCGAGACTTATAGAGCTGTTTATTTCTATCCAGATCAAATTGTGGTACAAGCGGGCGCTAATAACGTCTTAATTGATGGGTTCTATTTAGCCGCTGCTGCTGCAGGTTATGAAAATGCTGATTTAAATTTGGCCGATCCTCTTACGAATAAAGTTCTTAGTGGATTTACTATCTTAAATACTAAGATGTATTCTAATCTTATATTAGAGCAGTTGGCTGCTGCCGGTGTAACTACTCTTCAACCAGTTTCTGGTGGTGGAAGAGTTGTATGGGGCATTACTACAACTCAAAGTGGATTCCCAGAGGAACAAGAAATTTCTATCGTCTTCATTAGAGATAGAGTTGCTAAGACCTTAAGAGCCGGCTTTGCTGGATTCATTGGAACACCAAGCGAACTTGATACAGGTGCTGTACTAAATACTAATGCAATTGTATTATTGAACTCTTTAGTTTCACAAGGTTTAATTACTAAGTTTACTAACTTATCTGTTGTACAAGATGATGTAGATCCAAGACAATGGGATATTTCTGTTAATGTTCAACCTTCTTATCCAGTTAATTGGATATATATAAGAGTGACATTAGGACAAATCGCTGCTTAATGATAACTAATATAGGGAGTATAACTTAACATGGCTCAAGCAACTAATACAAATTCTACTTTAACGTTCCCAGGTGGTCAGAATAAGACTTCTACGGCAATCTCTACCAATATTATCATTACAGTGAGAACTGCTAATGGTACTAATATTCCAGTAGGTGCTGTTCAACAAATGACTATTTCTGAGAAGCGTCCTATTAAGATGATTGATGAAGTTGGAACTGATGGTCATATTGACTCTGTTCCAAATCAATCAACTAATATCACTGGCTCTTGTCAAAGAGTAAGATTTGATAGATTAAGAGTAGCAGAAGCTTTCAGTCGTGGATTTGTTCACGTAGCATCTCAAGCTTACCCTTTTGATATTGTTATTTTTGATAAGCAAAAACTTAATGTTGGAAGCCAAATTTCTACTGTAATTAGAAACGTTTGGATTTCTGGTATTGATTATACTTATCAAATTAGTGATTGGGTAATCACTGATACTATGACTTGGGAAGCAGAAACTATTTTCTCTGTTCTTAATGGTGGATCTTCTCTTCTTGGTGGTGGTAATAACGTTGCCACTGGTGGAGAGCTTGGCATTCCATTTAGCAATATCCCAATTGAACGCGCTACAGACACTGGTACTGGCGGTAGAAGAGGTTCTCTGGATGCACCAGGTCTTATTGACTTAGGTTCAACTGGTACCTTATTCTAAAGGTTTTAATATAATGGTCTAATTACTCCCTAATATAGA